TACCGGCTTCCACTCGGCAGCAGACATAGGGGACTGCAAGGGCCAATACGCGTGAATACCCCGCCCCGAATTGACCAACGTCGGGCGAGGAAAGTTATGATCTTTACAAAAGCTTCGTAGGGCAGCCAGTGCATTGACTTGGGTGTCATAGCCTTTGCCTTCCCCACAATCCAAATCGACAAATAGGGACCGCATCTGCTCGACGTTTTCGGCCTTGCGGTTGTCGGCAGTTTTGAACGTCCCCAGCGCGAAGTAGGCATCAAACCCATTATCAGCAAGCAGGTTTGCACTACCCAATACGGCGTCTAACTCGGTGTAGAGCTTTTGTATTATCTTTTTATCTGTACGCCTGGAAGCCCATACGCAGTAATACCCACAATCCCCTAGTACCCCTCTTAAAAATGTTTGCGCGTCCATGCTGACCATTAGGCAATGGGGAGAAAAAAGGGGTGAGCTATGCCCACCCCTCGCCGTTGAGAGACTACTTAGTCATCCCACTGGGCCAGCATCTTATCTAAGTCTGCTTTTTCTTCAACCGGTGCCGAGGTCTTTTTCGCCGATACTTTAGGCTCAATAACCTCTTCCTCTACTGGTGCTGCCTTAACTTCTTCCTTGACCGGTTCAGCTTTCGGCGCGGGTTTCGGCGCGGGTGCCGGGGCGGCTAGCGCGGCCTTTTCGGGCATGTTGCCGTCTACTTGCGGCACAAGCATAGAGATTGCCTTGACCGTCGTTTCATCTTCGCGCATCTCAAGGGCTATCTTCAACTCAGCTTCCGTCAAGGGCCGCACAGGCTTGAACACAAGTTTAGGCGTCGGGCTCGCCGTATCAAACCGAATCTCGGTCACGATAGCAATAATCGGGGTGTTGTGTGCCTTGAGGTGGCGACCATACGCCTGCAAGGGCATCTTGCCATTTTCGGCATCGCCGAATACTGAGGTCGCAGGTAGCGCCAGTTGATAAACCTCGCGCTTATCCATCTCCCCCTCGATCATAATTGCAGTGCGCTGCTGGAATCGGCATGCGCGGGACTCGCCTTGCCCGGAACCCTTGATGTTCTGTTTACAGTCCATGCACCGCTGGGCCTGCTTCGTATCTTTGGGCACATCCGCATCGGGCACGCGGCTATCCGAAGACCAACATACCGGGCGCGGGGCTTCACCCTCGACATAGGGGGAGTTGTAGTAGTTACGGGACACCGGGGCCGCGTTGATAAACACGACATTCATTGCACGCTCATCGCTCGTGCGAACTTCTTTACCACCCACAATCTCACGGAACACGCCGCCCTTGATGCTCAGACGACGCAAACCACCGCCGCCCCCTGCCAGCATACCAGTCAGGCTGTCTTCAAACCCGGACAACATCGCAGACAAATTCGTCGAGGTGTTACCAAACAAAGTCATAGCGTTAGACATTAAACTCTCCTATTAGATATCTTCGTCAACTGCCGTAACGGGGGCAGTAGTTGGGGTAGGCTCAAGAACCACGGGGGTTTCCGGTACTGGGGCGGTTTCCGGCATCGTGAAGTCTAGTTCCATCTGCACGGGGGTGGACCCCACTTCAACCGGTACGGGTTCTGCCGTAACCTTGGGGGGAAACATTGCCTCCGCAACCCGCTGCAAGTTAAACCGATACGTCTGGCCGATCTTAATATACGTGCTTTCCGGCAACTTGCCTTGCCGCAGCCAATTTCGTACCGTCGACACAGACACCGAAAAATAATCTGCCACTGCATCAATCGTACAAAGCTTCTGGTCCACCTATTTTCTCCTTACTGTGATCGAGTATTCGCTATCTACGTTTAGCCCTGGGGGTACTAGATCGGGGTTGTTTTCTATGAACTGCTTCACGTTGCCTTGGTGTAGGCGCTTCTCCAGCAGGTCAGGAGCGTTATTCTCGACAACGAACCGCCCCATGGACTCCCAATCATTCGTCCAATACCGAGTTGTGACCGACCGGTAAAACAACCCTTCGGTGGTCTTTACACTCTCAACATTCTGCACCTTGCAATAGTTCAGCAAGATTGTCTTTACTTGCGACATCTGGGCCTTGAGAGCCTTTTCTTCTGCATCGTACGTGGCCCGCATCTCACCTAGCCGCGCGTTCATCTTCAAATACACCTTCACCAACTTCTCAACTGGTACTGTTTGTTCGTCGCTCACTGATATCTCCCGCAGTGGTAGGGATTTCTATTATGCTGCCTTTCTTTTACTTATTCAAGTAGATTTTTATATAATTCTACTATTTTTGTGTGTACGTCAATTTTATTGTCTAATAAGTTGTATATATGTTTTTCTACGTTAGAACCTTGTAGTTGCACGATAGTCACGGGGTAGTGTTGGCCGGGGCGGTGAACCCGCGCGTTTGCTTGTGCATAAGTTTCCAGGGAAGCAATCGGACCCCACCACACCACGGTATCTGCAGCAGTTAGGGTTACCCCATGCGCCGCAGCCTGGGGCTGGATTACCAAAACACGGGGGTCATCACTTTGCTGAAATCTGCTAAAGATATCCGTGCGTCTACCCACAGGAACTTCACCGCTAATAACATCATTGGAAACACCATCTGCGGCTAGCCTTTCTGATAGGATTTTTATAGCGTGCTTAAACGGTACAAATAGAAGAACTTTGTTGCTTGTCTCTGCTATGACTTCTTTTAGTACGGAGTATCGGTTGTTGATGTCGAACTCTAGTATCTCGCCGGAATTGGAGTAAACCGCCCCCAGAGATATTTGCAGCAACTTAATCATGTTCGTTGCGGCGTTTACTGCCGTAACTTCTTCCCCGGCAGCTTGGATGGCCATTCGGTTTTTCATGGCCGCGTAGTATTTCTCTTGCTGCTTCGATAGCGCCACCACACGTTTTACGTAGGTCATGGGGGGCAAATCCAAACACTCGGCCTTGGTAAATCGTATGGCGGGCTGTAGCGCGTTGTAGACCGTTTGGGTTGCCGTGCTTTTTGGCACCCACTTAAAGTTGGTCAGCTTGATCATGACCATATCGCGGAACGAGGTAAAGAACTGCGGCACCCCCTTAGGATTAACAAGTTTAGCCAGCCCGTATGCATCCACGGGCGACTGTGCTGCAGGTGTACCCGTCAACATCCACAACCACGTCTCGGGCTTGACCAGCTTGTTAAGCACCTTCCAGCGCTTTGACTGTGCGTTCTTATAGTGTGTGGCTTCATCCGCAACGATCAGGTCAAAACCTGCGGCGGCAATCTCGTTGGCAACGATCTCCACCCCGTCGTAGTTAATGATGACAAACTCAGCATTACCTGAAATTATCTTCTTGCGTTTAGCCGCCGACCCGTAAGCAATGTCGACCGATCGGTGCATGGCAAACTTAAACAAGTCCGCACGCCACGCGGAGTCCATGATAGACAGCGGGCAAATAATAAGCACGCGCCGGATTCGGCCTTGGGTCATCAGGAAGTCCGATGCCCAGATAACACTTCCCGTCTTGCCCGTGCCCTGCTCGGATAGGCAAAATGCCCGACGATGCATCGTCAAAAACGCTGCGGTGTCTTTCTGGTGTGCAAAGGGGCGGTACTGTCCGGGCCAGTCGTATCGACCCATGATCGGGGAAGGTACGTTCTTTATCCCCAAATTCCTTAATACTTGTGCTTCTTCTACGCCCCAGCTTACAAGTACGTCTTTGTTATGCAGCAGCGCGCTTTTGGGTATCACGGTCGTTACGCGCGACGGGTCACGCAGGCGAAGCTTAAGCGCCTTGTTGTTTATGATTTCCAAGATGTCCCACTTATAAAAGCAAAGCAGCGAGGTATAGGTTTACCTCGCGTTAGTCGAAGACTAACAGTATCGCGTAACTGGTATCAGGTCAAGCGGGCTTTTTGCCGTTGCGGCTTCTATTTTTGCTCGGGGCTTCTAGCGTGTACCCGTCTGCGTTCGTGCCACCTTTGGATAGCATCTTCTTATGTGATACGTCTTTGCCCGTTCGGTCTACACCCTTGGCATCCAGTGCTCGACGCGCCCGCTGACGCTCCATCCGGTCGGGTAATTCCCCACGATCTTTTTGTTTCTGGTATTCATGTTTATAGGGCCTGGGCGATTTGGTGTACGGCATCATCCATTCCTTCCGTTGTGTGGGCAAGCAAGCACAACACAATGCTTCTTACAAAGCCCCGAGGGGCGCGGGTTCCATACGTCGTTTATATACGCCGACTGCATTCGTGAATAGTCCCGCATCCATTTTTGCCACAACGCAGGCTCATCTGTTCTAGCGTAATCGGCCTTGGTCATGGCTTTTGCTACAACAAATAACAGCGCAGCCTTGATCTTGACCACCTGGGGGAAGTGCTTAAACACCGCAAGCGCCATCAACTCCAATTGCCCCTTGTCCGCGTACTTTGCACTCTTCCCGGTCTTGTAATCCAGCACGCGGGCGGTACCGTCATCCTCAATAATGATCAGGTCAGCAATACCCCGCCACCATGCCGCCTTATCCTGTATATCGCAGGGCTCAAGATCCCGAGTCAGGGCCATCTTAAACTCGCAATACTTCTGCCCCGGTCGGTGTTTGAGGTTATCAAGCGCGCTCTTGGCGTACCCAAACTGCGCGGGCAAGGGGGCTTCTCCCTTAACATACTTCTCTGCCGCTTCATGAAAGGCTGTGCCGTATAGAAGGTGCTCGGCGTTATCGTCTTCCTTGAAGTCCCGTGCAACCCTAAGATGGTAATACTTCCTTGGGCACTGATCAAAAGTCTTGATCGATGAATACGACCAAGAGGGCGCTTTGTTTGGCATTACCCCATCCTTCCTAAACTCACTCTATCTAAGGTTCGCTGTACAAGTCGTTTTCGATACCGGTCCACAATTTGCGTACGGGTCTGGGGTTTAGGTTTACGTGCATCATACCCTTCCCCCAACGTATAGTGCCGAATCGTGTACCTACCGTATACATCGGTACCCCATCCCGAAATGTACACGACTTTCTTTTTGTGTAGCGCGGCGACATATTGCCGCACGGTGAGGATAGATAGCCCCGTTGTTCTGGCAATCTCTTGGCATGTCATATCCCCATCCAGTAAGTTACGCATCATGAGTGCGTAGAGCGCTGCGCCTACTTTCATTGTTTGCGTTTACTCGTTAGGTCTTTCTGGTACCGCTTTACCGTCTCGCCGATGTTGGTTGCGGCGGCGGATGTTGGCGTAAACTTGCCATCTAATATGTACTTGCCCCGCGAGCGAAGATATTCAATTGCAGCCATGCGGCGTTCCTCCAGCGTATCCATTAGCAGTCCCCGTATGATTTACCTACACCTGATTCGCAGTTTAGAGGCAGCCCCGTAGCCCACGCGGGTGTCCAGCGCATGCACTCTTCGACGTACAACTTAGCTTCTTCAACTTCGGCGTCACGTACCACACATGCAACCGCGTCATGCACCGTCAGGACAACTTTATACCGTTGCCCAATCTTCAACATCTGTTCAGCGATAATGCACCGCGCCAGCCCTTGGCAGACGTTCTCTATAACTTTGCCGCCGTAGATCCTAGACGGACCCTTGCGGGTCATGTACTGAAACTGTATACCCTTGTCCGATTCGGTGAAACTCAGATCGGTGTAACGCATCAGCAACCCACTCGGGAAGCGAATAGCGCACTCACTAGGCACTATCTCCAGCACCCCAGGACGACCCAGCGGAGCAGTCCCCCCCATCACCAGCGCGTGCAGGACGTTCTGAGCCTGCACCCAGATACGCTTTATCTGGTCATTTGTGCGACGATAAATATCAACGATGCGCCGAGACTCGTCAAGCTCAATGTCTGTACCAAACACTTTTAGTTGATCTTTGAACTTCTGTGCCCCCATACCATAGCCGCAACCGAGCACTACACATTTTCCTACAAAACGTTCTTGTTTGTCAATTTCATACTCTGGTTTGCCGTAGATTGCGGAGGCCATTTTCTTATATACATCTTTGCCTTCAGCAAAAGCAGTGATTAGATCCTCTTGCCCTGCCAGCCACGCCAACACCCGAGCCTCAATCTGTGCAGAGTCACAGTCTATGATGCTGTGCCCTTCGGGGGCCTTGATAGACTTCTTCAACTTATTGGCATCTGCACCCCGGCTAGGCAAGTTCTGCATGTTTACCTTGTCGTCGCCACCAAACCTGCCCGTATGTGCAGCGTAATACCGAATCGGTATGGGCATTACCCCACGCCCTGCAATCTCAATGAACCGCTGGGTACGCGTCTCTTCTAAGGTAGACTTAGTACCAAGCCTAGCGGCCACAAGTGCCTGCACCCGGTCGTCAGGATGCTCCGCGAGTGCTTTGAATGCCTCATCGCTCTTGGCAAACGCATATGTATCTTTACCAGTGGTCGGGCTAACCTTCATGGGTGGGGTCACACCTAACGACGTTAGCACCTCTGCAAACTTCTGGTTACTCATCAGTTCGGCTTTGTCTACCCCGCAGGATGCAAGCAGGGCTTCCTTGCGCTCGCGCGTTTCGGCCAAGTGCTGGTGCAGAAGATCTTTGTCCAACTCAAGCACAGGCTCGATGAACATCCGCAACGTCTGATCAATGACCCGCAGTTCTTGTTTAGGAAAGTTACGCACCATCCGGTTAAACAACTGATACGTAAGTTCTACGTCATTGACGCAGTAGTCCCCATACCGGGAAAGCTCTTCTTCGGTGAAATCGGCACGGCGCTTACCCAGGGCTTTTAGTACCTCGGTGCCCTTCTCCCCCAACTTGTACCGCTCAGCCAGCGCACGCAGCGAGCCTCCCACTTCCACCCCATGCAACGCGCGCCCCATGGAGAGCGTATCCGCCCAGATCTTAGGCTTCACCCCAAAGTGCCAGCCCAGTATGGCCCCGTCGAATAGGGTGTTATGTGCAAGCACCATGGCGTTCGCCCAATCAAACTTCTGTAGGTACTTACGCAGTGCAGCGTGTGACCCGCTCGCCCATTCTGTCGACCCATCGTTGACCTTCACCCCTAGCCCGATAACTTCAAACAGCGCACTACGTATATACTCCTCAGTCGTAATTTTTGTCAGGCTGTAATCTTTGTCGTAATAAGATTCTAGGTCAATTGTTATTAGATCCACCTGTTAATCCTTTGGGTTAAGTTGCACTGCGCTTAGATCGCATCGCCCAACGATAGGGCGCTCCCGTAAAGCCCCTTTAAGATAACTTGTGGTAGAGCATGGACGCCCCTCTGCGGTAAACCCGATACAGTGAGCGCCAGTGTTTGAAACCGCAATCACAAGCCACCATTCCGTACCAGGACTTTTCCGCCCCCCTTTTGCAGGGTAAATGTTTCCAGGGACCACATCGCTCTGCGCTTTTGCTTCCTTTATAAGATTATCTGCAAACTTCATTTCCATCCCCCCTATCATTCTTGTCTTTGAGCGTCATCTCCACGTCAACGATAACTGCGTAAATCGCATCCCGTAGTAAGTGGTCCGTTATTTTCATATTCCCATCGATACAACTGTCCATCTCGGCGAGGGTAAGACCTAGCCAGCCTTCGTATTTATCGTCCATCGGTCACTTCTTTTAGTTTCTGCATGTAGTGCCTACACTTACCCAAGTCGTCCGAGTCTTTCTTACCCGCGCGCATACTGTACTTAATAATGTTTCCTTTTAGGAAGCCTATAAACTCCTCCCGAGTCAGCACCGACTCCATGACGTGCCAGGGCTGTACGCCTAGCTCGTGGTAATGGTCCCCGCCGATTTGAATGTCATCCGCGCTCACAGCAACGCCTCCTCTACCGGATTGTTCTTCGCATCCCACTTCGCAAGCTCCTTAGGATCCACGGTACCGAAAGGCCACTGTGGATAAGGTTGATCGGCAGTCCAAAACTTCTTTTCATCAACATCCAACATCACGTTTGTTTCTCCACCCCATTTCAAGTGCTCGCTCATGCTACCCTCCCCGAACGTCCCGTAATTTATTCGCCGTAACCGGCTTCCTTAGCATACGAAGCGCCTTACGTTCTATCTGCTGCACCCTAACGTACGATACACCCAATTCTTGGGCTAACTCGTTGAAGGTTTTTTCCTCCCCGTCCAACCCAAATCTCCCACGGATAACCCACTCCTGTGGCTGGGTAAGGTTTGAAAGCGCCGTGTCGATAGCCGCCCGGCCCTCTACCTCTATGAGTTTCTGCAATGGAGAACTTGTTGCATCGGGGAGCATTGGTAATATCTCTTCAAAAGACATATCCACATGCCCCGTGTTTTTCTCAAGTGGGGTAAATTGCTCTTCTGAAAACAACACGCTCAGGGGGGTGTTAAGTACAACACTCAACCGCTCCGCTATCGGTCGCCAATCACCGCCTTTATACAGAGGTGAAGATTTTAGATTTATCAAATCCCCAACATCACATGGGCGTAAACCGTTTGCTACACAGAACGCATTCACGGTTTTGAACCCGGCCTTTTCAATGGCGCGAAGTAGGTTTGCGTTTTTTACCTTTACAAGTAGCCTATAATCTTTCATAGCGCCTGCTCAAGGCATTCAAGGCACTGTTCCTGTTTGTCGCTCATTTCTTTATCACCTTTGCTTTCTTGGCTTTCATCTCAGCTTCGACAAGAATTACTGCTTTCTCCATATCCTTGACAGTTACTACTTCTAGCTGTGCATCATGAAGATCTATTGCGTCATTTAGTGCCTTCATCTCATCTGCTTTCAGAATGTACTTATCCGTAGCAGCACCACGAGAGCACACCGCGTACAAGGCATCTAGCCCCTGACGCAATTCGGCGTCGTAATCGGCACCAAACCCCAACCGATACAACGCTTCCGACACATTCAGCGCAGATATTAGACGATCCATATCCGCACGACAAGCTTTCCCACGCGTTAAATTTGACAAAGTAGCGTGTATTTTTATCTTTAAGTTAATAATGTGTGGGCTGTGCTTTTCCAGTAGCATCATGCCTTCCAGCATGTAACCTATCGGGTTAGTACATATTGGCTTAGGCTTATACTTCTTACTGCGCTTCCTCATAGCCGCTCTAGCACCGATGTCACATACTCCACGTTCTCTTCATTAACCACCCATGCCGCACCGCCGCAGCGGTCTATATCGTCTAAGTTAATCTGCTGTATCTCAGTGGGTTTATTTTTACCTGCTTTGCACTCTATGGCAAAAAACTTTCCTTTGTAGCAGCCGACGATGTCGGGCACCCCACTCGTGCCATAGCCCCCCGTTACCGGGTAGAAGTAGTACACCTTCAAAGCTTTCAACTGAGCAACAACTTTACGCTTAACTTTTGACTCTGGCGTGTTGGACATAGCAATCTTTCTTAAGAACTGGCATCAGGGATGCCGATGAAAAAGTCGCGGGGGGTTAGCCCGCGACTAACATTATTAACTTACTCCACAACCCAGAACACAGTCTCCATAATTCGCCGCCCCACGCCTTCAATGAACTCGGTCGGGTAGTCACACGGGCACATACGCAGCACAGCTAGGCGCTCTTGCATCCACATGGGAAGATCTTCCACGCAGTCATAGTGCCCATTCGTCACCGTGCCCATGTTTCCTAGTGACACCACAACCACACCCGTGCGGTTAATCGACACCCGATAGATGTTATCCAGAACCCCAGACATACTCACTCATCCCCTCGCCTCTCCACCCAATACGCCCGGTCATTGAGCTTCAGGCCCACCCCGGACACCCCGTTATTTACCCCTGCCATGTTCAGTAGAGTAATGCGGCCAGCGAGTGTCTCGGGAATCTCGTCAAGCTTGTACCGTTTAATTAGAGCGGCACTGTTAGTGATGTCCTCCGCGTCTTTCTGCGCAACGTCGTATATGTCTAGCACCTCGGCCATCTGCTCGCCGCACCTGTCAATGATACGCACATACCACGCGTGAGCATGCAATGCTTCTTCTTCCACCGCCGCTTTTTTCTTTGCTATGTATTCATCGACCGCTTCGCATAGCTTCCTACTAGCAAACACATGCCCGGCTTGGCGCAAGCCTACAAGTTCATCCAAAACATCTGATTGCACCTCCGACAGTATATTATCTGAAGCCCTCATCTTTGCCACCAAAGCCGCAGCTTTATCAGCATATACCAACCCCCTGAAAACAGAAATGGTCATCGCGGCCTCCTCCGCTTGGGTATACGGGCGAAGTTGTTTCTTGGCTTGTGCGACGATGGTATTAATATTCTCCGAGTGCTGCATGTAGTGCTGATCGCGCCATTCCTTGTACTTGCTATTTTGTACCCCCCGTGCGTAGATCATGTATGCAGGTAGGCAATCTTGTCCTATCCGAAATCTTCCATACCCAATCTTTAACATCGCATACTGCTGTGTCGGCACGTACAACCAAGCAGAGGTGGCACCGTCTCCTAAGTTTCCCCCAAACGTACTGGGTACAACACTAATCTCCAGTTGTGGGTGGATGAGTTTAAGCTTGGTGTAGAACTCAAATACTTCCTTGCGATACGGAATGCCCTCGTGGGTATGTGCTTGCGTATCCCCAGTCTGAGTTGTTACCCAGATCTTAAGCTTCTCCCGCAGATGTGTGGTTTCTTCTACAAGTCTACTTACCAATACGTGGTTGTATCCCATTGTCTATCTCCTTATAGTTTGTTAGTCGTCGACTAACACGCGTTTACCTACGGTCGGCTGCGCCCCATTGTTACCCACGATGCACCACAACACCGGAGCGCCCCACTGCTGGGCTGTGCCCCAGTCCGACCCGACATATCCATCAGTCAACATCACCACCGCTTGCGCCTTCACCGCATGCTTTTGCAGGTACTCATAAACACATCGCACCGATGTGCCCCCACCCCCGGCAGGCTTGGTTGAAGATGTCAGATTCTGTACTCCATCCCCCACATACTTCTCATCACGGCACACCTTGGTGTCCCAATACAGTAACCGAATACACTCGGGCTTGACCGTATCGCAGATGCCCTTGACCTCCCCCAGGAACCGGGACAACTCTCGACCCCCGATAGACCCGGACGTATCGATGCCGATGACCAGGGTACCTACCTGCTCGCTAATACCGGATGGCATGTAATAGCCCATACTAACAAAGCGCCGGTTGGGTCTACGCCATGTCGAGAAGTCGTTACCCGTACAGGTAGAACTAATGAACTCCCGCAACGCTTCGCGCCAGTCCACCTTGGGTTGCAACAACTCCTGCAAGCTGCGATCCCCACCCGATCCGGTCTTACCTGCGAGCAACGCACCTTGGCGCACAGCTTGGTCAATGTCACGGGCTAACTGCTTGACCTCCTCCCCGTCCATCTCCTGCGCCCCGTCCCAGTCGTGGTCGTCTATTCCCCCACCGCCATCACCGTTATCAGGCAACAAGTTAAATACTTGTGCCGTGTCCATGCCCCGATACTTCTCGTCGACCAACCCCTTAGCGGGCATCTTGGCGAACCCGTCCGCGTTGTCATCGACGAGCTTGATATTTATTACGTAATCGGTTGCGGCATTGGCCTTGCCAGGGTTCTTATCGAACAGGTGCCGCCACGTTGTCAGGTGCCGGTAGAGCTTGTGATAGCACTCGTGAAGTACCACGAAACGCAATTCGGCGTCGTTGATCGAGTCAACAAAGGCTCGCCCGTAATACTCATCGCGTCCGTTAGTGCATGCAGTGGGCACATCATCGCGCACCGCCCGGTCCCCAATCATCAACACCCCAGCCAGGGCAACGTACTTCGGGTTCGCCATGATATCAACGATTGCCTTATCAAGGCGTTGCTTTGCGTCTAGTTGCTTACCAAACATAACTATCTCCTTACTTCTTATCGGCGGCGAAAAGGTACGACTTCTGCATTGCCCACTGAGTAAACTTCTTATTGGTCATGATCAGGGACTGATTCTTGTACTTCGGTGCCCTCACACCATTGGCGAACAAGCCTTGGGCTTCGGCATCCAGGCGCATCATGTAGTCCATCCAGGCATCGACCCAATCGCGTTCGATTACGGACAACGTACGGTAAACAACCATACACACGGCAGCGGCAGATGTCGGCACGGGGGCTTGCAGCGGGGCTTCCTTGATCTGCTTCAACGTCGGCAACTGATCCGCAAGGGCTACGAACGCAGCCAAGTCCATCGCCGCACGCTCGCCGATTGTGCCAATTAGCAACGCGGTCAACGTCTGATCGTCGAACTGATCCCGAATCTTCATCCAGTCGGAGGCTGCCTCCAATGACCGGGGGGTGACAAACGCGGTACGCGTCGACCGAGGATGGTAGATGTACGGGTTCTCGTCCGGGTTGGCCACATCCTCAAACGAATGGAACAGTTGAGGGTTATCTTTACACCAGCCTAGCAACGTGTGGTCTACCCCGTTGTTGATACCCCACTCGATCCACTCCATGTTAGTTGACTTGCGCCCGGTCAGGATACTGATCCGGTTTCTAGCATGGGGAGGCAGCAGGTCGCCTACGCCTTCCGCACCGAGGTTGGTTGTGGCAAAGATCAAAGACTTGTCCGTTACCGTGTAACCACCCATCTTGCGTTCGAGCAAGAGCCGGAGCATCGCGTTTTTCACGGCAGGGTTGGCCTTGCCGTACTCGTCCACCATCAGGATGATGTCCTTGCCAAGGTGCAAGCCGAGTTCTTCGTTGGTGACGTAGCGCACATACCCTTGGTCGTCAATGGTTTGCAACTGAGGGATGGTGATGTCGCCCAAGTCCTTGGTCGTGCAGTCAAAGTAGCACATGGTGTGGTTGGGCAGTGCCTTGCCCAGAGACTTGAGTAGACTCGACTTGCCTGTGCCCATGTGACCCTGAACGAGGATTGTGCGC